ATATTAGCCGCGAAGGTCTGGAGCAATCCTACGTTCCGATGCAAAAGCCTGTGCACGGGTTATTAGAAGGCTAAGCTACATATTGTTGCTTGTACATTGGCAACTAAAATATTAATGTAGATAATTCAACTCCCCTGCAAGGCGAAAGCCTATGTTGCAGAAAGCCCCCATATTGATACGGGATATGGGAAAGTAGCAGACGTGCTCATGATGGTGCTGTTCGCGGTCTCGGCCATCAATCAGTTTTATGTACATGGTAAAGCCCTACGTGTTTGCTAGCATGGACAAGGGGTGATTACAAAGGTGTGCTGAATTAGCTTGGCACGTAACCAAGGACTTAGAAACCTTCGCCTTGGATAGCATGGGTTGAGAGTAGCTAAATGGAAAAGCGCCCCGTCATTAGGCGGGTAATAAGTGGGTTCGATTCCCATCTCTCAAATAGGAATGCATGGCAGGCATGCTTAATTGTAGCTGGGTTCCCGAATGGGAGTAGGTTAAATCTTAGAAATCCCAAGCAGACAACATGTGTTCTGAGTCTCCGAGAGTACTGGGACTTAAATAATAGTACTCATATGTAAGGTTAGAGTCTTTCTAGAAGGCAAAGCGGTTGACATTACCCAATACCGTATGCTGAGTCACATGACTGGTCGATAAAATGACCACCAATTCCATTTGGGTTGTGGCTAGTGGACAGCATTGCGACTGAGGATCAATTTTATGGCCTCTACGATTAGGTTCGACTCCTGACAGTCGCCTTACAATTCCGGAGTTGTAAAATAGATTGATTGATTGAGGGAAAACAATGGAAGAAAAAGAAAAACTTAAGGCGCCACGAGTACCATTAACGTGGCTTGATGAGCGGTTAGAAGATTTAAAGTTTAGCTATTACGATTTAGCTAGGTTATATGCGCATGATAAAGAACAAGCTAACTCAGCAATCAGTATATTAAGTCGCTATTATAGGGCAGTTGAGAACTACTTTCAGTGGCTTGCTTGGGATAAAAATATTGCTAAAAACTCTGCACAAACATACATACAGCATAAAGATGGAACATACGAAATTGGCGATGTAGATTTACCTGATCCTAAGTATGAAGTGTCTATTAAGATGCAGCATAGGTTGTTTCGTGCAGTTGACGCAAGTGACTACTACCGGATGGACCTTGATGATGAGTTTAATGGTGTAGTTGGAAGTGATGATGGCTATCAAGACCTAATCAACCTGTTATGGCCCGATGGGGATACCGTACTAGATAGTTTGAATGTAAATGTAGTTTCTTTAGCTATCATAAACACAATCCGAGGAATCAATCTTGATGAAGAAGATAGACAATCTGTAGGTACAACAGAGGCTGTAGATGCTATAGCAGATATTAGCAAAATTGAAAAACGTGTTAACAGTTTTAGGAGAAAAGAAAAGGATTACCTTGAGTCTCTTAATGGACGTAAGAAAGGCATTAGTAAAATTAAATAAAAATAGAAGAAATGGGGGATTTAATCCCCCTATTTTTATAGCTTGTTTTTAAATGCATCCTGTGCTATACTTGTTGTATAAACAAAAAGGAAGGTATAAAAAATTTGAATGATCAAGATGACGAAGTACTAGGAGTTATCAATACAGTTGTTACTAACACTAAGCATAGAACAGTGAGTGTTAAGATTCCAGGAACCTATGCAAAAGCAAATGCAGAGCTAGAAAGACTTAAAGGCTTGCTTAACGATGAAATAGTGTCAGGGTGGCTAATGATACTTGTTACGATTAGCTATTTCCTTGTACTTTTTGGAATTGAGTCTATATCCGGAGTTAAGCCAGCAGATACTATGCAAGCACACACCCTAATTATTACAATGTGGATGTTCTTTATATACTTCAAGGATAGCAAAGCTATTAACTCGGCAGGTATGGACGATGATAATATTTGGGAAAATTCGTTTAATTTGTTTGTTCTTTTGCCTGTGGTTGTAGGTTCTTTAATGGGATTTGTCTTACCCGCGAATCCTTTGCTTGCTTTAACACCGGTTGGGCTTCTCACCCATGCTTATAATCAATCTAGCTACATTGATTACTATGAGCAAATGCTGCAAGACTCAGAAATCAGAGCCACATATAAGCTACCAGAAAGTGATGATAGTAATGACAAAAGTAATTCTTAGCATTGTTTCCAGACTAGATGAAGCTGGGTATAATTTCAGTCTTAAGGTTGAGGCAGGAGGTGCCCTATTATTAGCTAATGGGCACCGACTAGAAACTGTTGATGTACTGTTATTGGACGGCAAAAAAGTTGCTAATGACTCAGATATAATTGGTAGAAAAATGGGACTGTGGAAATAGTAAGGAAGTGCTATGTTGGACTATCAAGGAAAATATATGATGCTTGTTGGAAAGACTATGACAAAGGTTTATATATCTAAATATGTTGATCATAGTGCAGCCATTCAGATTGAAACTAAGCAAGGAAAAATGAGCCTTGAAATACCGCATAATAGCTACTTGATATATCAAGTAGATAAAAGAACACCTTATTCAGATGATCTTGTTTACCTAGACATTATTAAACGAGATATTAAAATTTTGGCCTGTTATGACTCTTTGCTCATTGGTAAAATGATTTCTGGTAAGGCTCTTGTAAAACTTTGAAAACAAAATATAGATTGACTTTTGACCTCCTATGGTGTATTGTAAAGTACATAAAGGAGGCCATTTTTTGTTAGTTGAAAAAAGAGCAGAAACAATTAAGCAAGCTAGAGAAATTGCCAAAGGTTACACTTGGTATACAAATACTTTGTTTCCTAAGCAAGGAGTATCCGGTGCTAAGCAGCATTCAAATAGTGACAATATTTTGTGCATTAAGGTAGAAGATCAGTATTTGATATTTTATAAGGAGGCGAAACAGTAATGAGACAATTAGTTTTGCTAAGAGGTGCCATGGGTTCTGGTAAATCTACGTGGGTGAAAAATAATCACTTAGAAGATTTTACTTTATCACCAGATTCTGTACGGGTTATGTATGGTGCTTTATCTAAGCGAAATGAGCAGGGCCTTTATAGCGCTAATGCCAAAAAGGATGGTCCTGTTTGGGAAGCAATCTTAAAGATGCTTGAATACCGTATGAGTTCTGGAATGTTTACCGTGATAGATGCTACACATGGTACTGAGCGAGCTATTAATATATATCGAGAGTTAGCGCGTAAATATCGTTATCGAGTCTATGTAGTTGATTTTCAAGTACCTTTAGAAGACTTAATAGAACGAGTTAATAAAAGAAATACAAGTAATTTATCTGGTGTTGATAATAAATACATTCCTACGTATGCTGTAGTAGATAAATTTCAACAACTATCCCTTCACTCTATACCACATTGGGTTACTAAACTTGATCCTAAAGATGCTATTGATAAACTTAAGTGGCAATTTGAAGAATTAGGGGATAGAAAACTGTATGTTTTTGGTGATATTCACTCTTCTTATAAGGTTTTAAAAGACGCATGGGATAAACTTGGCCTTGAAGATAACTATAAAGATATGATTGTGTTCGTGGGTGATTTGTTTGATCGTGGTATTCGCCCAGTAGAAACATTCAAGTTTATTCAAGATAAATTTAAGCGCCATAATGTAACTTTGATTATGGGTAATCACGATTATAATTTGGCTAACATGGTACGTAACACTGTTGTTAACTCACCACGGCACACATATTACAATACCTACTTACCCCTAAAGCGTGCTGGCGTGTCTGAAAAAGAAATAAAGAACCTTATTGATAGTATGTACCAAGGCATGTTTTTAAAGGGTAAGCAACCAATTTATATTACTCATGGCGGTATTTATCCTTATAATACCAAAGATCCTTTGGGACTAAACAAATTGTCAACATCTGAAATGATTTACGGGACAGGGGATTTTAGCTATGATCTTGATAGTAACTTCCCTGATGTAAATATTTTGTCTATTCATGGTCATCGAAACTTAAATCACGGTAAGGCTATTTATAAAAATGGTAAGTCAACATCTGTTAACCTTGAACAAGGGGTTGACGATGGAAAGAACTTAGCTGTTGCTATTGTTGAAGCTGGGTTAGTAACTGTAAAACAATTTAAAAACTATGAATTTAACCTTAGTGCTGAGGATATGAAATGGGCGAGCCAGTCTAAGATTAAGTATTTATTAACTAACCCTAATGCATATCTTGAGGCTGCTAAGCGAAATTCTTACATTAATGTTAAGCATTTAAACAAAGGAATTGCTACTGTTAACTTTAGCGAAAGCGCCTTTAAAGGGAAGGTGTGGGATGACTTTACGGTAAGATCAAGAGGCCTGTTTATTGATACTTACCATAATGAGGTATATGCTAGAGGCTATGATAAGTTCTTTCGTGTTGATGAACTAGGTGGCTGGGGCAAGTTACAGCTGCAAGGGAACTTAGATGTTTACAAAAAGTATAATGGTTTCCTTGGGATGTTAACTTATGACACGCATCAAGACAAGCTAATTTACTTTAGCAAAGGGTCTATTTTTGGTAACGATGATATTCCAGTTAGTCCCTATGCTCAGTTAGTTAAAGAAACTGTTGAGTCAGAAATACGTGGTCATGAAGATTTTCTTAAGTCTTTATTAAAAGACAAGACAATGCTATTTGAAGTTGTTAATGAAGAAAAGGATCCGCACATTGTTCATAACTTTGACAAGCCTAAAGCTGTTATGCTAGATATTGTTTATAACGACCTTGTATTTAGAAAAATGAGCTATAAAAGCTTGACAAATATCAGTGATAAGATAGGGTTGCCTTTAAAGAAACACATAGCGACTATTAGTAATCACAACTTAAGAGGTTCACTACAGAAGCTAGCACGTAACAAAGAGTTGGAAGGCTTTGTGCTAGAAGACGAGTCTGGTTATATGTTTAAGGCGAAGACCTACATTTATAGTGCAGTTAAGGCTAGACGCAATATGTGGGAACGTATTGTTAAGCAGATTGCATATGGTGAACCACTAACAGTACCCGTGAGCGAACAATTGAAGAGGTACCAAAGCTTAAACTTTGGTACTGAAATTGGTGAAAGTAAAGAGGAAGAAAACAGCATTAAGAAACTAGATTACTTTATGGGTATTGAAGCATCATATGTTAATCCCGTTCGTAACTTGCTAAAGCTACGAGAAAAATATGATCTTTTACTATAAATAAGATTAATGGCTATTGCATAAAATGCAGTAGCTTTTTTGTTGACAGATTAAGTTCTTTGTGACAAGGTATAAATACCAGGAAAAAGTAGAAGACTATGAATATAAACAAGGTAAAGCACACTGGCTTATTTTTATGAAATTACCTTGACATTTAGCTAAATTTGACATATGCTTAACTTGTAATTAAAGACAAGAAAGTAGAGGACGAAAAATGAGCGAAGAAAAAATGTACATGGTAAAGAACCGCAGTGGTGAATTTTGGGACTTTTCAGATGGTTTCGGTTTCTGGACATTAGCCATCTCAGAATGCCCTATAACGCCAAGTAAGGAACAGGCTGAACAAGTGGCTAATGAGCATGACGGCCACGTTGTCGCTTTGATTGAGGAGCCTAAAAAAGTAAAGCTACCTAAGAAAGCCGCTGAGTGGGTTGATAGTGTTAAAAGCAGTGGACGAGATATTACTGACATTTTTACTGAGTATCTAATGCCAGATGAGGTAAGTTATTGGCTATTTGATGATGACGATGAAGCAGAACACCGTGAAGAACGAGGGCTTATGCTTGTTAATGCCTACCAATATGGATACACCATGGAAAAGGAAAAGAAATACAACGTCAAGGTGCCACATGCAGATTATAAGTGGTATCTAAAAACTCCTGATGGAAAACTTGATACCATATTTGTAGAAGGATTATCCAAAGGATTTGGTGGATACCCAGATGGAATTGAACTCACTAATGATGATATTGAGAAATTTGGCTTGCAAGACTGTGAGAAAGAAGAGGTGACTGACGATGAGCAATGAGACGAAGCGGGACGTTGTAGAAGCAATATTATTGGCAAAAGATACCGACACGATTTGGGACAGCTCAACAGTTCGATATTATTTAAACAGGTATGACGCTGCCTTGCCAGAGGATCTTCCAGTGATTCCCGAACTGATTGGTAAATACCTAAAGATGTGGAAGCATGACCATGGAGACCTGTTTCAGGCGCTTGATGAGGGCACATCAGCGAGCTTAGATGGTACTAAATGGGAAAGCGTGCAAGATTGGTTCAGCGATGTCAAAGATAGCTTTGACACTTTTGCCCGTGCATGGGTGCTAGGCGTCTGGCGTGTTGAAGAAACGGGAAAGGTGGTTAAGTTATGAAAGACGAAAGTAAGAGCGATGTGTTTAGTCATGTAGCACAAGAACTAATTGTTTACAAATCTGATAGTAGCTATGAAAATGGTGGTAAATATAATGAGTCTAAAGAGCTAGACAAATTATGCACGCGCTATAAAAATGCACTTCCCGATGATATTCCGGTGATTCCGGCTGAGATTGGAACGGCAATTAAGTCAATGAAAAACTATCATCGCGATTTGTTTTGGGCGTTTAACGAAGCGAATAACCGTTGGCATGAATTTGGAATTCGGTCTGGTAGATGGATTATTCAAAACCAAGATACCTTTGCCTATGCATGGGTGCTAGGTGTCTGGCGCGTTGAGGAAACCGGCGAAATCGTGAAATTGGAGGAAAATAAATGAACCAAGAACAGAAAGAATGTCCCTATTGTCATGCACCCTTTTCAGAGTATCGTACTGGTAAGGGTTTCTTTACTGGCATGGTAGAGGGAACAAATCTTGAGCAACGTGAAGATGGAAGATGGTTTGCCGTGGCGGTAGTGGAAGATAATGAAGGATGGGGATGTGACGAGACATTCACAAGAGTAAAGTTCTGTCCTTGGTGTGGAAGAGAGCTGGCTAAGAAAAGTGAAAAGTAACACTATTGTTTTGAAAATAGACCCTATGTACTTTCAAGCGCAGATTGAAGGGAAAAAGAATTTTGAAATTCGTAAAAATGATAGAAATTACAAGGTTGGATCAATACTATCTCTTAAAGAGTTTGACGGTAAAAAGTATACAGGGCGTAGCATAAAGGTGAGGGTTACCTTCATCACTAATTATGCTCAGGTTGATGGGTATGTTGTTTTAGGAACAACTACTATTGGCTGTCCACATTGTCTTAAAGGACGGCCAATTGTTGATGATAATGTTAAGTGGATGGCCTTAGAGGGTAATAAGCTTAAGTTTAATAGCGACAAATTTGTTGGAAATAGTGAAACAGAGGAAGTTGAAATATCCTACTGTCCTTGGTGTGGTAGGAATTTGTCTCATTTTTAAATTGTTGACAAAATATTTTAAATGTGCTAAGCTAGCCATAGTTAAAGATGACTAGTTTATTTTTTTGAAGGAACATATCATAATGGTAGATAGTGGGATGGATTAGAATTTTGTAGCCCACAGTAAGGCTCAATTAATCAGGAAAGAAAAATAATTATTGGAGGATTAATAAATGTATATAATTAAGTGAGCTGGTGGTAATCTTGTTTGTGTTAATTTGAACATTATGATAGATGGTGCATATAGCAATAATACAAAAATATCAGCAATGATATGTATGACAAAGTAGATAAAGATGGGGAGAATATTTAATGACAATTAATAAAGGACTTTTTACTAGTAATAAGGATGACTGGGAAACGCCACAGGATCTTTTTGATAAGTTAAACAAAAAATATAAATTTTCTTGGGACTTAGCTGCGTCATCTGAAAACCATAAAGTTAATAACTATTTTAGTGAAGAAGATAACTCTCTTGTTAAGCCATGGCATAGCCTAGGAGGAGCACTGTGGCTTAATCCACCATATGGTAGAAAAATTGGGTTATGGGTTAAAAAAGCTTATGAAGAGTCTTTAGAAACAGACAGTCCTATCGTGCTATTAATACCTGCAAGAACAGATACAAGTTATTGGCATGACTATATATTTGGAAAGGCCCACATTAAATTTATTCGAGGAAGAATTAAATTTGAGCGAAATGGAGTTCCAAAGGACGCTGCTCCCTTTCCTAGCGCAATTGTTGTATATAATTATAGGGAGAACAATTAGTGGATTATAAAGACAAAAATGAACATAACGCATGGACATATTATGCTATTAAGAATATTTCAAAAGCAGTGGCGCTATCAACTGCTTTTATATGTGCTACAATAATGGGATCTGGTAGCCTGTTTGGATGGACACTTTTTGTAGCTGTTTTGCTATTCGATTAGGAGGAATCTTATGAATACACAAGTTAGAACTGGGTCAGATGTATTAATGCTGGCGCTATTAAAGTGGAAACAGCAAGCACCAGATCAACCATTTGGAGACTTTTTTCCAGAAGTTAAATGGGTTGTTGCTAATAAGCTTTACAAGATTGATGGAAACTTAGAGTACGTGGAGGAATCAAATGAGCAAGGATAAAGACAGCCTATACAAAAACGTTGAATATGCCTTTGACACTGTTTGGTACAATTCTAGTATTCCAGATGCAGGTAATTCCTCTATTTTAAAGGCCATGGGTATAGTATACCCTAGCGAGGCAGATAGCGATACTGTATTAGAAGCCAAGTTATACCTAATTTGGGGTATTGCTAATACTATTCCAGATTTAGAGGGTGATAGTATCAAAGAGGTTAAACAGTGTCTAGATAATAATGAAAGGTTGCTTAGTGACCGGTATGCTAAGGAATCTTATCAAGTACTAGATGAAAGGCTACGTGATCTGGATGAATGATAAGAAAGTAAAAAGTCTTATAAAAGATAGGGAGATACTTGGGTGAGAAAAAGGGATCTGACTAATAAAAAGAAGCAAAAGATAGAGAGCAGAAGGTTTAATCATAATATTTATTTAACAGCACCCTTTAAAGGGCGTTCAACAAGGATAACGGCCATAAAAATAAGTATTCGTAGGGCTATTAAGGACGGGTTAAAGCAACTAGATAGGGAGATTGGACATGATAAAAGTATTTATTAGTGCTTCTTATGTTGACTATAAAGATAACAATGGGTATGCATGTTCTCTTGATAATGACACAATAAGGTGTCTATACAATGGATTAAAAAGTAACTATGGTGAGTGCTACTTAAAGGATGCTGAATCAGGTTTGATTGACGGCGCTATTTATTCTTGTGACTCTAAGATTGCTAATATGAATGCTAATCACTTAGCTGTTCCTGAAGACGTTATAGTCACAATGTACAATGCTATGGTTGAGGGTGAAAATAATTCAAATTGCAGATAAAATTAAACAGCTAGCAGCAAAGGAAATGGAAAATGTTCCATTTAGTAAAAGGCGTAGAGCACAGATGTGTTGGGGCTTTGCCTTTTCAAAGTTAACAGATAAACAGATCATGGAACAGCTAGGCTTGACAATTTCAGAATGGAATGCTATGCTTTATGGCAGTAAGGATGTAAGTGAAAGCTACTATGAAAAGGCAATCTCTTTAATGGAAGGAAATCATGTATAAATTAAAACAGTATCTTTTTAAAAAGGGCTATGAAAAGGCTGAAAAGCGCTATGGTAGGGATCCAGTCACTTACTTTTTTGATGTGGCTAATGACGAGGTTAGAACGGCTAAACAAAGTAACGGAATAACTGTATCAGAACATAGTATTGATATGATTTTTACACGAATTGGCACTATCATGCTTGCTGTATCAACATCCTATTTTAATGGCGCTAATGATTGGCTTAAGGACAACAAAGACACTATTCTTAGCGTTTTAAATCCTGCCTTAGATGCCAATGATGAAAAAGCGTTTTTAGGAATTTTGGATCGTAAAAATAAAGGGTTTGAATACGTAATTATTCCTCAGACAGCTAGCTTGGGTACAATGATTGTATATGATGGGAACAAATATACGCCTAAGCAAGCTGTTAGATATTGGAAAGGAAGGTAATTAACAATAGAAAATCAAAACAGAGACTTTGAGATACCCTATAGTAAGCAAGATATGAAAGATAACTATAAAAAATTTAAGTTGCATTTAGGACTAGCTAAAGGCATAAAAGGGAAAAAGCTACGCCGAGAAATTAAAAAGTATAGATGGTATGACTATGCTTACATTAATCGCTATCTTTTGAATTATTCTAGATGTCACTTTAAAAAGGAACATAGGTATCTTAATGAGCGCTTAGATTATCTTGGATTAGTAGTTGAAAATGAAGTTTACTATAGGAATAAAAAGAGCTTACTGCCTCATATTTACAATTTATTTAAACACATGGAAAAATACAACCCAGAATACTTAAAGGGACTTAAATATTTTATCAAGTATCTAGAAGCAAAACATTATTATGAGGGGAATGTTATTGATTCAGAAACTAAAGAAATATGTGATAC